ATCGGCCATCATACGCAGCGAGTTGCGAACAACAGCACGGTAGCAATCGGCTACGCGCAACTGCATCCACTCGCGGTTGACCTGAGCAAAACTTGCAGACAAGCTGGCCTGTGTAGCCGTAACCTTCGGCCCACCGCCCATCGCCATCTGCGATACGTTTAAACTTTGTTCCTCGTAACTTTGTGCATCCGACTCCAGACCTAACTGATCCGGTGGAGGGTTGCCAAAGTTCATCTCGCGCATCGAAGTGCTTGGATCTTCCACCCAGATGATCTCACCGTCACGACCGCCCTCTAAGGTGTCGCCGATGTCCTGATTGGCTTCGCGTTCACGGCGCGACGCTAAAACCACACGCTGGAACCGTTTTAACAAATCGGCTCTGCGTGATACGGACTCAACAATGAGCGACTGTGTATCCTCGACATACGCCATTGGCGGTTCGCCATAGAACGAGCGTTCGGTCTGGTCAAACCGCAGTGCGTGGTATGGAAAGCCACCGTCCATCAGGTAGCCACCAGCCGGTTCAAACTCACCGGTCATACGTTCTTCGCCGGTAAACGGATCGGTTTCGGTAATAGGGTTCATTGCCAGAAACGGATGATCGACTTCCTCAATCGGATCAGTCACCCCTTCGGCAAACGTGATGCGCTTTTTATGCAGACGGTCATGGATTTCATACAGGCAAACCATCTGACCCTGCTTGGAATGCTGCACCGCGTCATACTCGTCAGAGTGTTCCGCATCTTGCATGTCATAAATAAAAGCGTCGGCCTGATCTTCATCGGACATCGCCTCTATCTGCCTACGGTTCACAAACCGGTCGTCCTCTTTCACAAACTCTAAAGGCACCATCATCTTTTCGATGATATACCGTGCGCCTGACAATTTGTGCGGTGGACATAACGGATCGACGTAGACGTTAAACGGCGACACCCGATGCACATACGGAAAGTCGTTTTCAGCAGCATCGTTAATCGTGTATGGTGCAACAATGTCGTCATCACCCGGTGGGTTGTATCCAAACTTTAACCAACCCACACTACAAAACAACGCATCAAAAATGACCTGTTGCACTTCGCGTTTAGCATCCATCTGCTCTAACGCAGCATTGGCTACACGCTCCAGTATCTCCGCAGCAAACTCTCTACCCGGTTCTTCGACCTTGAAAAACACATGCGGATAGTTAAAAGAGACACTGGCTATGATCTGACGCGCCAATGGATACATGCGACTGATCTTGACGATCTTATCCTCGTCCAGACCAGGCACATCAAAGTCGAGTTCGTAAGTCTTTAAGAGTCTACGCCACGTCTTGTGGCGCGTCTTCATGTACTTACGACCGTCTTCGATGGCTCCACGCCAGTATTCGATCTGCCGTTGTTTCAAACTATTTGCCTTTGCCGACCTTCTTCAAGTTGTCCGACCCTGCCGGTTTCGCTTTTACGCGAGTGCCTTTTTTACTGCGGTTCGGCTTGGTCGTTGTTGGTGTACCGTTAAAACCCTTCATAGCAATTTCTCCTGTTATGCCAGTGCGTAACGCCCTTTGCGCGTACCCCAGCCTTGTTCCATCATGTCAATGACTTCTTGTCCGGTGCCTTCATACGGCTGCTCTTCTTCCGGCTTGTGCGGTCGATATACGTGCATCATTGCATAGCGCAATTCATCTGCTGCGTGATCTTCTGCGTGGGTGTCCAGATCCTCCGGATTCTTGTTGCTTCGTGGCAACGCCGGCATGGTTCGCATCAGTGCATCGTTCCATCCGTTAAAGCAGAAAAAGCGCTCTTTAATCAGCGCGTCGTTAATCACACGCCATCCGGTGATACGGTCGTTGGATGCTCTGGTTAAAAACAATCCGCGCTCTGCAAACACATCTGCCGGTGAATGAGAAATAGCAGCCGACAAACGGCGCTTGGTAAACATCGAAGGATCGCAATAGATGGTTTGTGGGTAGCGTCCATCCGTAAACGGACAACTCTCAATCATCTTGCAAATGTTGTCTGCATGTTGCGATGCGCTGGCGTTGTCTTGGTAATACTCTGCGATGCGATAGACGTTGCCATCGTAGTCCACCGTGTATAGGCCAAAAGAAGTGGGTGCAGCTTCACCGTAATCCATAGCGCCAAACAGCGGCCAGTGTTCGGGTATTTCGTAACTGTTAACGGCAATCTTCTTTTCGTTCCAGTTGGTGAAATATTGGCCGACAAACGCATCCCAATCGCCTTCCAGCCATGCCTTTACCAAATGCTCGTCGCCTACACTTTTCAAACGGTTGATGTAGTGCGGATCGCGGTCTAACAAAATCTTGTTGTCTGTAACCAGACTGCGGATATACATACGGTTCATACCGTCTTCACCCTCAATCACCGTGCCTTCCGGTGCAGGGTCAATAAAGTATTTTTTGATATTCTGGTGATTTGGCCCACCGGGGTTACCGCTACTGACAATCTTCTTGTCCGGCACATCGGCACTACCGGAACGCAAACACGCCTTAATCTTGTGATAGGCTTTTAAGTCACTCCAGCTACCTAACTCATCAAAAGCAACAAACGTAAAAGCCATACCCTGATAATGGTCTGCATCGGCCTCGTTTTCTATGTGTCTGAGCTTGAGTGTAGCTCCGTTTGGAAACTGCCATGTATGCGTTCCGACCTTGTATTCAGCATCCGGATAGAAATCTCGATACATTTTGCGCGTTTGATCTACAATTTCGTCCAACTCCGGGTAGGTTCGCCTAAACAACACGCCTTTCCAGTGTTCACCGTACTTTTCCACACCCATCAGGAACATGTAGCACAATGTCCACGACTTACCGCCACCTCGACCGCCTCCGTAGAAAATTTCATCTACAAAATTGGCACGTATGGCCTTTTCTTGTGGGCCGGGTTGCGGTTGCCAGTTCATTTTGCCTTGACCTTGACTTTTTTCGGCTTTTCAACCGGAACACTACGCCAATCTTTGTTTTCACGGTGCAGACCGCCCCAATTATCCACAATCTTGGGCGCACGACTATCGGTTGGATAGATTTTTGGCCGATAGGTCTGCTCTTCAAGTATCATGCCACTGTTTCCTCAACTGTGTATTGCGCTTCCACCATCTGCTCGTTCTGTTTCAGCCATTCCTCGTAACTTTCCGCTACCGGAGGTGCGTTTAACGGTCTAACTTCCACCGTATGCTCGACCTGTAGACGGTTATCGCCCACTTCTTCACGAATCTCTTTCAACACTTTCAACTTCAGCGCTACACGCTTGTCGTCGATCTTGTTGTAAATCTCTTCCAGAGCCAAAACCCGGTTCTTTCGCCAGGCCAACGGCACCTCATCGAAATTCTTGCGATCTCGCTCCAGTGCCTCTTGCAGTGCTTCCTTGAACTCCGGCTTTTTGCGCCATGCAGCCACTGTAGACCGATTCACATCCAGTGTTTTGGCTACTTTCTCTCCGCATTTATCCGGATTCCACCGATCCAGCACGATCAACTGCACTGCCTGTTGCTGTAGTTCGCTTAACGCCATCAGTAACTCCACAATGCCGGACGCGGTACATGGAACCCGTCACCCGACCCGATAACGTCTAGATGCAAAAACCTGTTTGATCCGGACTGCTGAACCCCGATACCCGTAAACCCCAGCTTCACCGCTGCAAAAAGCACCTGATAGGCAAACGCCCTCTCACATGCTACATCCACCGCCTTGCCGGAGGTGTGTGAACCGGTTGGCCTACCGTCTGCCAACTTTGCCGCTTCAATCGGATGATCGGGTGACCGATACCCCGACGTAATCGTCAACGGCTTACCCACTGCCTCTCGCAACTTCTGCAACTTATCCATCAAATCCTCATCCACCCGGCACATACCCGTTGCCGAACATTTCATCTCGTCAAACGAGAAGTTCGGCCAGCGGTTTGAAGGCCATTCGGCCTGATGGTAATCTCTTTGCATGATGCAAAAATACCGAAGTAGAAATCGCACAAGAGATACAGTTGTGCAGTATATGCACTTTTTTTTAAAAAATTTTCAGAGAAATAAAAAAAAATTTGACAAACCGTTTTCACGGAGTTATGGTTGGGGGGGTAAGGGGGGGCAAACCGGTTAAACACGTCAAACGTCACAATGTGTACACGGTGTACCCAGTGTAATCAGTGTACCCAGTTATAACCGGTGTACCCAGTGTACCCTACGCTGACAAAACGTGTACCCCACCCAACCACCCATGGCAAATAAGAAAAGTGTCACATCTTAACCCAATCACCCGATAACACGGTGACACAGTGTACCCAGTGTACACACCTCCACAACATTCGCTCACGATACAAGCTCGCCCACGTCCAGCGTCACCATTTCGGGCATAGTCACCTCGTCACGTATGGACAAATTATGGTGCTGAGATGGACACGCATATGGACGGGTATATACGGGTTCGTGTGCTTTTGACGGCACCCCCGGTCGCTTCGCCTCGACCACTGGCCACAACCGAAAACGAACACAAACACAAACCAAAACCAACACAAAAACAACCGGCCATATTGCCAGTTATAGACGCTTAGACGCTTACCAGGTTAGACTATAGACAAGCGTAGTCTTGGCATGTTGTCGCATTCTGTGCGCTATTATGAACGCATTGAAATTGATTGATTGTGTTGGATTGAATTGCGACTTCAAGTGTAAGCGTTGATGACTCTCAAGCGTTAACTGTTCCGTCAATCGTCAAGCGTCCACTATTCGCAATACGTCGCCGACAATGCACAAAAATAGACCCGTCAAGCGTCAATGCCTAACGGGTCTAAACTTTGTAGCTCTGTAACTCTTTAAGCGTCTATGTAGGCCCTTGTCTTTGCTTTGGTGTCCATGCTCTCACAAGTTACCACATAGGCCCGACAAACTGAGTCAATACGCTCTCCTTGTCTTGTGTAAAAATAGGGCCTTTCGCTATGTGTTTTGGGGTTATAAGTCACTTCAATAAATCGGCTATTGTTGGCGAAAGTATCCGCGTCAATGCTTGCCAAGTTTTCGACGTTACCTTTCAGTCTTGCTCCTACTTCTCTGTGTCCTTTCGTGACAATTCGTTTATGTGTTGCGGCCGATACAACAAATTGACAATCAACAAGCGTCAAAACTGTATTAGTCAACTGTTGCGTCTTTTCTCCTTTAGGCACTACAGACAAACAACCCTTGTTAAGGTTTCCATGTGCGCTAATTTGTTGACCAATCATTACGCCAACTCGGCTTTTTTCATAGCTTCGTAAACTCTCTTGTCATATGCTCTTTTGTTTTCAGCGTCAACAGTTCCAATATATCCTTGCGTCTCTGATATCCATTCTTGCGCCACATTTTCCAATACACCAAACAATGCCAACTGCACAAGTTTAATCAATGACCTTGACTCTTCGTCATTTACTTCTACCCATTCAGGCAACTCTAACTCGTGAGCATAGTCTGTGCCGAATACTTCGCGTAATTCTTGATATGTTTTGTAAGCTACTGTATCGTCAATTAATTGGTGTAGTCTTCCGTCATACTCTAAGTCTTCAAATATTGTCTGCGCTCCTGAATGTGGTTCAAATGTCTTCAACTCTTCTTCGACTAAGTCATGTAAACTTTTGCGAAATTCTTTTTTGACTGCTTGTAAATCTGCCATTGTGGCCTCCTTTAGGTTAATAGATGCCCCTAATATACTATACTGAGTATATATGTCAAGAAAATAATTTTTATATATATTTCTCTCTCTTTTTGCTTGCCGATCTCGTCGCCAAAAATTGACCAACAAAGCTGCAACAAAACCAAACACCGACAAGCGTCAACAATGCCGAAAACTTGACAAAACTTGTCAACAATTCGCCACAAATCCAAAATATAAAATCAATTACAGATAAATAGATTGATGCCAACAAGATTAGATTAAGATTGGATTAGATCGAAACCGATTGTGATTAGATTAGATTGTGATTGGATTGCGTCCAGTAAGATTATGATTGGATTAGATTACTGGCCTTGATTCGATTGCGCTTGACACAAAACAATACTGAGTATATATTACTTGTATCTATTAATCTAAGCCGAAAGGACGGCCAGTATGTCACGAAGACAAGTAGAACAGATTGAGCAAGATCTACTCGCTGTAGATTGCAAATATTTGCCATCAACATTTGGAGCAAACAAACCAGTATTAGATGACGGAAATTGCTCCAGAGATCCAGAACAGATTGATTGGGCAACAAACGGAAAACTTGCAGTGCGTAGATCAGTTGCGAAGAAGGGCAAAAAGCAATTAGTAACTCCGAATTACAAAGAGATTGCAAACGAACTTATTGAACAAGCAATATCGGACGCGATTAGCGGAGAACGTCACCTAATTGCATCGCATGTAGCCAGAGAGAGTAGCAAGATTAAGCACACAGTGATTGACGCGAAATTGCACGTTGTGTTAGACAATGGCGATAAGGTTAATTTCGACGGTAAGCGTTGTGCTTACATTGTATCACAAACTAATCCAACAAAATTAGACGTTGTTAAAAACGACTACCCATATGCACTGGTAGCCTATGACAACAACGATACCCCGGTAGCTATGTTGTTAGCCTTGCGAGGTGACAATGACTAATCCGATCAAGCACCCATTACCCTATCGTAGTCGAACAGATGCGAACCAGTTGATTGCCGAATTGATTGCCGACGATCAACAAAACGATTGCACTTACATCGCTCACCCCATACAACCTGGTAGCCGGTATTACGTCGTGATTGCCTATGACGATACTGGACGCTATCGCGGATCAATCAGATAAGGAGATTATCATGCCAGATAAATATCGTAGGCCATTAATCGACTCGTATCAGATTGCCGGAGTGCTTAAACAGTTCAGCATTGCGCTAAAAGCAGATGGATTAGCACCAAAAGATTACACCGGTATAACGGAGGCATTCATTGCCAATTTGTTTGCTGAGGAATTGAAAAAAGCCGATCCAGAATTTGACGCGGAATCATTCATTAGAGACATACAAGAATAATTTTAGGAATCCCACACTTTTCATTATAATTTTAACAGTTAAACAAACGGAGGAATCACAATGGTATCAGCAAACGGTAATAACGAGATACAAAAACCAGAAGACGTGAAGTATAGCAGCCGCAAAACCGACATCAAATATGAAGACGACCATTTCAACGACGGATTAGGGTCGGAAGATCCGTCAACTGATACCAATCTACAAGTCAACACGTTTTACTTTTCTCCAAGAGGTGTAGAGCGAATTGATTTACACATGTCCAGTATGGGCAAATTTCACGATCTTGTGAAACAGATTGAGGAATACCACGACGACGAAGAATCACTTCGTATGCGCTATGATTGGACTTCTACATTTACGCTTAGTTTAGAGGACGCGAAACAATTAGTCGAAGATCTACAGAAAACCATAATCGTAGCCGAAACAGCTACAGCAGAGTATCGCGCCTATCAGTCGGCCAAGTGGAAAGCTGAACGTGCTGAACGTGCAAAAAACGAGGCCGACAATGACTAACATTGCTGTTTTGCCTCACCCGTCCGCTGATTTGCTTGAACCATTCCTGGAATCGCAACTGGCCCCATCTACCCGTCAAGCGTATCGTGCCGATTTGATTGCCTTTTTTGGCACTACGCTTGTCACGGTGGATCAGGTTACTGGTGTAGCTGTAGAGGACGTTGAGCAGTTTCGTAACGATTTGATTGCAAATGATGCCAAGAATACAACCGTCAACCGTAAGCTAACATCACTACGCGGTTTCTATAGGCGTATGGTAGCCAAAGGCATTGTCAAAAAGAATCCGGCAGATCCAGCGTTAGTCAAGAATATGAAAGTGTCGGATAGTTCAGTAGGCAAAGCGATTGCGACCAAACATATTAATGCTATGTTGCGCCTGGCTCAATCGAACAAAAACGAGCTGATGGCCAAGCGTGACCACGCATTGATGCTGGTGCTACTCTATGCCGGATTACGTCGTGCGGAGGCGACAAGATTGCGTTGGTCGCATATACGCGAAGAGGGTTCGCATTTGATTGCAGTATTGCCTAATACTAAGTCAGGCATGGAGCAACACGTCAAATTATCGCCCGTGATTGTTAAAGCATTGCAAGCCCTACGGCAAGCGTATCAGGATCAATTTGATTACGTGTTCGTTTCTCTATCCACGCTCAACTACGGCCGATCTATGCGCCCTGCTACCGTAACAGATATTGTTAAAGGATACGGCAAGCAAGTTGGTATCGACATATCCGCGCACTCGTTTCGCCATACGTGTTGCACGTTAGCGTTTGAAGGCGGAGCGCAACCGCAAAAGGTGCAAGGACATTTACGTCATGCGGATCTCAAGACTACGCTTAGATACTATCAGGATCGTGATTCGCTTGACGATAATGCAACCGATTACATTACGACCGGAGACAACGATGAGTGAGGAACTAACACCGGGTAAACGCATTAAAGAGGTGCGAAAAGAATTAGGAATAACGCAAGTTCAGTTTGCCGAAACATTAGGCGTTACGCCAGCCATTGTAAACCGGTGGGAGTCTGGCAAACAGGAACCGTCGGAAACGATTGTAAAGTTTGTCGATTTGATTGCAACCTTGAAGCCTGGCCGTGATTGGGTTAGATTACATGTGCCCAAAGCTACTGGCTAACGCCATAGGCTTCAGGTTAATAGATAAGCAGTCGCTGATCGGATAGACCGGTTGGCGGCTGTTTTTTTGTATATCATGTAACGACATTGTATATACATTGCTATACGTTTGCCAGTTGGCAATTAATTTTATCAAACTTTTTTGCAACCAACAAACAACAATATGGGTTCATTTTCGCACCTGTTAAGTTGGTCATTTGTTCACCCTTGAATAACAATACCCCTATATAAATAGCGTTTTAATTACATAGTCGTCATATTTTGCACTGTTTTTGATTAGCAAAATGAACACATAAATGGGTTTGTTTGAGATTTGCACTATCTTTTGTGCATTGCTATAATACTCACCCCCACAGGAGAATTTGATTATGGACGTGAGTAAAGCAGTGCAGAAAAACATACCGATATTACTGGCCCGAACGTCAATGTCTCAGGCCACACTTGCAACAAAATCCAACGTATCGAAAGCGTCCATACAGCGAATTATGAACGGCGAAGTCTCACCCACACTGCATACGCTGCAACAACTCGCCAGTGGGTTTGGTGTGCCTCCGGCAACGCTGATAGAGGCTGGCCTTGATCGGAAATCATTGACAAGTGTCAAAAAAATAGACACGGCGATTTTTGACATTTATAGCAATTTGTACGATGGCCCGGAAACAATCAAAACAATCAATAAATATTTTGCCGACGATTACAAGCTGATCTATGGCGACCAGCCACTGGGCAGTCCTAATCGCGTAGGTTGTACCCTTGCAGAAGAACTGGAATCCAATAAAAACTTAAAATCAAAAAAAATGGTTTTGCTGGTGAAAAGCGCATGGCTTAGTGCAGACCAAGTTAACGTGTTTGTGGACATTGTAGACAATCACGCCGGCGATCCGGTTGCCGTCGGCCTGAACGCATCAGCGCACATACGGACTACAGCAATTATTGATAGCTGGTGCATGTTGCATTCGGTGCGTGAGATTTGCGACGGAGCGCCAGTAAAAATTAAAACCCGGACACTAAAATATATAGACACGATAATGAGCTAACATAAAAAAAGCCCACGCGGTGCTGTAACACCGTGTGAGCCGATTACAATCCACCTCACTCGCTAAAGAAAGTAGGAAAGTATGTTGTCAAATATGCTGAACGGCTGTGCAATAGTCAAATGGCTAAAGTTGCACGGCTACACAGTTGCCCTCACCCTCACATCCATTTACATCATCGCATTTGTCTTTGTGCCTTTCATCATGGAGGTCACAAAATGACGGAAATGCGAACCTTTCCACCCAAACTAATTTTTGATTCTAAAGTTGTTGAAGTCACGCAAGGCAAAGACAACCGGGGCGAACCTACTACCCTACTGCCTGACGGAACGTCGCACGATCTGATTCTAAACTACGATACGCCACTGGAAAAAGCCGGTAAATACGGCCCTTACTTTATCTACAACATAGACCATCAGGGCGTAACCCACACCATGTTTTGTAATCCGCGCCAACATGAGGCGATCCAGAATGCCGGTGGACATCGTGGCTCTACGATTCATATTCAGTGCGACCGTGAGGAGTTCACTGGTAGAGACGGCACACAAAAATGGGCGCCGGTTTGGACGGTAACATGCACGGCTGCACCTAACACAACCGTAGATAGTTTTCTCGCATCCGAGCAAACCCAACAGGCTGCTCAACAAGCCACAGAACAACTCAAACCAACTAATACACCCCAACCACAAGCTGACCTGTTAGGGGGTGATCTATGAGCCTACCTGACGTTGGCTTTCGGCCTGACACGCCTACTGCTCTAACCATCATCGACTGCGCTGTTTGGCCGTATACCGTGCAAGCCGGAACAACCCAAGCCAAGTTCAAGACGGATGCCCATTCTGCAATCTTAAAAGAGCTACAGCCGATGTCGATTGCTCAAGGCGATACGATCCAGGTCACGGCCAGTAAACGAACAGACGGTAGCGTAGCGTTTGCGGTAGAAATGATTGCACGGCATCGACCGGAACCAAACACTGAAGAACATGCCGAATGGAAATTTGAAGGCATAGTGATGATGATGCGCCGTTGTATTGCCTCTGCGATTACTAACTGCAAGGCGAACAACTTGGAGCCTACGTCCGAACTGGTCGGGCCGATGGCTACGTCCATGTTTATCCAATGCTGCAAAAGTTTCGATGTGAATTATCTGATCGGCGATCCGGATGACCTACCATTCTAAGCTCGTTATCAGAGGAGCCATGCCCAATCTCAACACGGTGATAGCTGCAACCAAACGGCACTGGTCGCACTACTCCAAAGAGAAAAAGCGTTGGACTCAGATGGTGCGCGTTGAGGCGTTGGCACAAAAGCTCACACCAATCACGCAACCCGTGTGGGTTCGCTCAGAATATTACTCAAAAAACAGACGTGCTGATCCGGACGGTATTCGCATAGCAGCAAAATACATTTTGGACGGATTGGTCGAAGCACAAGTTTTACCCGATGACTCGCAAAAATGGATCATCGGTTTTGTGGATCGGTTTGACGTGGACAAAAACGACCCACGAATCGAAGTCGAGTTAATGCCGGAGCCGGATGGCTTATGAGCAACCAGTTGTTGGTCGAGAAAACAGACGGCTACCTACTCAATGTCTACGCAGATCAAATCGTGGACGTTGTGCCGTCTGCTGAACCCGACCGGCAACCGTGCGCCATCGTAATGCGTTACGGTGATCCGGTTTTGTTATCGGAAGAAACAAACGTGATACAAATCATTGAATGGTGGATAGAAAATTTGGAAGAGTCACGAACACGCGACACACCAATGGGGCGCGTGGAGCGTATGGGGGCCGGGTCGTCCGGCTGCGCTTAGTGACTTAGGGGTAGGCTGGAACTAACCCCTCTGGCCTACCCCGTCTAATACAAAAATGGAGGTAGTAATGGAAGAGTATACAGCAACAACACTGGAACGAGCCAGACACGTCCTTAAAAAGTTTCCACTATCAGACGGTGCTAAAATGGCAATAGGTAAAGACCTGGAATACGGCTATACATGGGCTGCGCTTAATCAAAACAAACGCGCACTCACCGCAGAATTACCGCCACGTAAACCGGGCGTGTTTACCGTTTTCAGTTTAGAAGGTCATACCTTAAATCTCACCGGCAAAGCCCTCAAACAAATGATTGAAAATGCCAGAACCAGACACCGAAACACCCAGGCCCGTATTAACGCTCACGCAACACGCTCAACTTACTTTACAAAAAATGATCCAAGAAAAATCGCGCACGATACCGCCCGCGCAAAACGTGAGCAACGAGACTACGAGGCTGGCATTAGAAATACTTTCAGAATTGCTGGATGGGGCGACGCTGAGTTCACCTTTTTTAATGAAAGCGATTATCGAACTGATCGAAGAAGAGGTGACGTGGCTGAAACGCCAGACGATACAGCACCAGTGGTACGAAGAGAACAAACCGCAACCGGCAGTGCGATACGAAACACGGGGGCCGGAACCACTGGAGCTATCGACTCCGGTCTATCGGAGACTGAAAGAAGTGGGCCTCAGTTACAGCCACGAAACGAAAATGTGGTCTGGGTGGCAGACGGACGAGATGGTCATCACCGCAAACGAATTGTTGTCCGTGCAGGGCAAGCTGATTTAACGGGTGAGCTATGAAACAGCGCAAGTATGGTTGGGCAGATAAAGCTGCTCCGTATAAAAGCTGGCGCTACCAGTGGAACGTATCGGGTGTCCATGATGTAGACCAGATCGAATGGCGTGGTGACTACCCTGTTGCAGTGCTCGAGTTGACGACAAATCCAATCATTAATCAGGCCGTGAAAGACCGGGTAGCGCATCGGTTATGGTATCAGTTCTCTGGTCGCAAACTACGCCATGTAGCAAAGGCATTAGGCGTTCCATTCTACATCGTCCTCATGGATTTCAACGTGGAGAAAATAAGCGTATGCCATCAAACAAGTCCGGACGCAAACTGGGCCGATATGCCAAGAGATGTATACCGGCACTGGCTATCCTCGTTGGAGCCATCGCCATCTATAAAAAATTTAAACGCAATAGAAACTACGAACAGCCCATAGGATTATGACGGCCTACTACAACGAAAACGATAAACAAACTTGTGCTTGGTTGCGAGAACTGATTAAACAGGATCTGATCGCACCGGGTGACGTAGACGAGAGAGACATTAGAGATGTTAGATCAAATGAACTTATTCAATTTAAACAAATTCACCTCTTCGCCGGCATCGGGGTCTGGAGCTACGCACTCCGAAACGCCGGATGGCCGGACGATAGACCCGTCCTCACCGGAAGTTGTCCATGCCAGCCATTCTCATCAGCCGGCAAAAAAGACGGAACAAAAGACAAGCGACACCTCTGGCCAGAAATGTATCGACTCATCGCCGGTTTACCAAAGAGCAAAAGACCGCCAACAATCTTTGGCGAACAGGTTGCACAAAAAGCTGGTCAGGCTTGGTTCGACACTCTACAAGCAGACCTGGCGCGAGAAAACTACGCCGCAGGGTTGGTCGTTTTTCCAGCTTGTAGCGTCGGCGCACCGCACCTCCGGCAAAGACTCTACTGGTTTGCAGACAACGTGGAACAGTCCAACCGCGATGGACGGCAACAGAGGGCCACATGCCATAACGATGGACGAAAACGGCAACGCCCAACGGATCAGCAAAACGACCGGTACAAAGTTTGGAATGACACTGGTGACGCAGAGCCAGCTGACGGCATGGAAAACACCAGTAGCCAACGACCAGACGGGCAGTCAATATGCGTACAAAAAAAACAAGGAAAAGATCCTAAAACTGCCGGGCGAGGCTCAACTGACGGGGTGGCCAACGTGCAATGCAAGCGAAACCTGCGAGAAATTGGAGACAGTAGAAAAACGGAAACAGAGACGCAAGAAAGAAGGCAAAAGCGGAGGGCTGATGAAACTTGGCACAACAGTCCAACTGACGGGGCCGGCCCGACTAACGGCTACTGGCGAAATGCAGATTGGATCTGGTGCAGAGATCAAAAATGGAGGCCAACTGAACCCGGCCTTGAGCCGCTGGTTGATCGGTCTGCCGCCAGAATGGTGCGACTCCGCGGTTACGGCAACGCCATCGTCGCGCCCCAGGCGCAAGCATTTATAGAATCTTATCTGGAGACCGAAAATGCATAACCTACCCATACTCGACACGAAACAAGTTTCCGAAATGTTTAGCATTCCAATGCGAACCATTAAATACTACACCGAATTGCAAATTGTAGAATTAGTAGACCAACATCCGGGCATAGGCAATACGCGCCGTTACAGCATATACAATTTGGTGAGCGTGTTACTGGCATGGCACTTGGACAATCTTGGTGTAAGCACACCGGCGATTGCAAAAAAAGCAGAGTTATTAAACCACGGTATTGCCCGATTCCTTAAGGAACCCTATCCATCGCGTTACATGTCGCTCTATGTTACGTCAGATGCGGAAATAAAAGTATCGTGGCACACCAGCACAAATTTTCCTTATACAACGTCCATACTGATCGATTTAGAAATGCTGCACGAAGACGTGGTGGACGCGCTTAATAAACAATCGGACATCCTATGCCAAATGAAATAATACTGGAGCATGAAATGGTAATTGTGGTTGAGGTGACCGCTCAAGTTTTAGGCGAGAACCGCGATGCCCGTTTTGACGAGCCGGGTGAGTGCCAGTTTAGCGGTGACATAAAAGTGGTATGGAACAACGAGGACATCACAACAAAACTTGATGAAGATGACATAGAAAAAATCCGAAACCACATAGACGGAGAAATTCAATATAGATCCGTTACAGAAATGGAGTAAAAATGGCAGGGGTAAACGGTCAACATATAAAGATGCTGATAAAACTTAATCGGAGACTAAATAAACGCCTAACGCTTACCTATCCTGATTTTGAAAAAGCAAAGAAAGAACTGCGTGACATTTTGCTCAGTGCTGCACGGGGTCATGCTGACTACGAGCAGTGGGTATTTAATGAATTGTTACAAGTAAGTAGAAATGAAAGAAAAGAATTAGAAAAAAACGGTAAACGTGCGCTTGTTGCACTCGACCAAACATTACAAAAGGACTAACAATGGATAAAAGACAATTTAGAGATACGCACAACACGCCCATCACTCCGGCGCAACAACGGGTGCTTGATGTCATACGGCGACACTTAGAGGAACACAATCGCACACCGACCATTAGGCAGATATGCGAAGAGCTTGGACTCAAGTCTACGTTCAGCGTATCCACCCAGATAAACCGTTTGCAGAAGAAGGGTCATCTGGCATACGGGCCAAGAGTCGCGCTAAGTGACCGTTATCGAACGGTTGTCCTGGAGAAGAGCGAGTGATCGACCACCTTGTGTATTATTCGGGTGGCGTGGGGTCGTGGGCAGCGGCACGGAGGTTATCTGTTCAGGGTCATGTAGACATACTAACCCTTCTATTTGCTGACACCTTAATCGAAGACGAGGATCTATACAGATTTTTAGACGAAAGCGTAGAAAACATTAAACAATATTGCGAAGTAGATTTCGTGCGAATCACCGAAGGGCGCGACGTTTGGCAAGTGTTTGAAGATGTAAAATATATCGGCAACTCACGCATTGACCCATGTTCAAGAATACTCAAACGTGAGTTTATGGATGCGTGGCGAGACGAACACTGCGACCCCAAACACACCGTGCTGTATTACGGCATAGACTGGACGGAACAGCACCGCTTAGACCGCGTGAAAGAACGAGTTGGTGACTGGTTCATACAAGCACCGATGTGTGAGGAACCGTTTTTAAACAAAGGTGACATGATCGACTGGTTGGCAAAAGAAGGCATCAAGCCACCACGCCTCTATGAGCTTGGCTTTCCACATAATAACTGTGGTGGGTTTTGCGTGAAAGCCGGACAAGCTCAGTTTCGTTTATTACTAAGGCACTTTCCAGAACGCTACAAGCAGCACGAAGAAAAAGAGCAAGAAGTAGCACGTAAGATCGGTAGCGAGAATGCCACCATTTTACGTGACCGTCGAAACAACAAAACAACCCCCCTATCATTACGCGCTTTTCGTGAGCGCATTGAAAAGCAGCCCGATCTGTTTGACCAGTTTGACTGGGGCGGATGCGGTTGCGCTTTGGAGTGATTATGACAGATAAAACAGACCAACTCAAGTTGCTGACCGTGCCGGAAGTGGCAGAGATGTTGTCGATTTCGGAAAGCCATGTATACGCATTAAAAGCAACGGGCAAATTAAAATTTATTAAAATTGGGCGCTCAACTCGCTACAAACGCACCGATATTGAACGATTCATAAACGAACGGATTGACCAGTTAGAATGACACGCATTAAGGAGATATTAAGGAGATAGCGCATATTTAAACCAAAACAACCACCTACGAATTGACGTAAGTGGTTGTTTTTTATGGTGAGCCCGGCGCGAATCGAACGCGCGACCAATTGATTAAAAGTCCGTACAAGGGCAATGTGACCAACACAACAAAAACAACGACTTACGTGTTTAATGCTTGTATAGTAGTGTTAAATGTAGTATATTGAACTACACAAAACTACACAAAACTATGCCAAATGAGCATTGCACTAAGGAGATATTAAGGAGATGAATAAACCAGCAAAACGATACCACGAAGGCAATGTTGCTTATTTCAAGCGCACTCAAAAAGGCGAAGGAAAATATTGGCATTGTCAGTATACAGACCGCGTTACTGGTAAACAAGTGTCACAAAGCCTACGGTGTACAACATTAAGAATGGCTCGTAAAAAAGCAAAAGAAATCAACGACGCTTTAGAAGGTGGCACACTTAAAAAAGTCAAAGAGGTAAAAAAAAACAGAGGCGTGACCTTTGCCCAAGTGACTGAAGAATACTTCAATGGCGAAACGCAAAACACGAAGAAGTTGCGTAAGCGTCGCCTTAAGGCCGTGACCGAAAAGAGTGCTGCTACGGTTAAAGGTGAGCAGTCATTTGCACGAACCATTTGCGCTGATTTTGGACACCAACCTGTAGCATCAATCACTGCATTGGACATCACAAAATGGTTGACCAAGATGTCGAAAAAAGGCGTAAGAGGGTTAGACGGTGGATGGACACCCAGCACCCGTAATCGCCATAAATCATTTTTCAGTTGTGTGTTACATTTGGCCGAAGAGAAAAACTACATCGCACGTTGGCCGATGGACGAGGTAGACCATGTAGATGAACTGGTCGATGAAAAGGATTTGCCCACTCAAACAAAGTTTGACCAGCTACTCGGGTATTTGCCCCCGTATGTTTCGCTGATAATGAGCCTGATGCGATATACCGGAATGCGGGCCGGTGAGCTACATAGCCTCGTATGGCGAGATATAGATTGGACGGAAAATGTTATCGTGATCCGACCAAGTAAAGAAAAAGCATCAAGGGGTCGTAAGATACCAATGAATGACTACGTAAGACCCACGCTCGACGACTTACGCGGTGGCAGTTCTTGGGTGAAAGAGAAAAGCGGTCACAAAGTGCCTACGATCTTTTGGCCGTCCGATGAAAACCTGGACGATCTAATCATACCGCCTATCAATATATATAACACGCTTAAACGTGCCGTCGGTCAACTTTTAGAAGATACTAAGCATCTCAAAGGCGAGGATCGGTGGACAATCAAAAAGGTCAATCGCCACATGATGCGACATCTGTTTGCTACCGATGGATCAGATAGGGGTATGCGTGATTCTGTCTTGATGGATATAGGTGGGTGGAACTCTATAACTATGTTACGTCGCTATCGCCACGAATCGGCCAAGCGTAATCAGGAAGAAATGCAACTGCTTAATGGCATTGCGAATAACCCAAAGCCAAAACTAAAAGCTACAAAACGAGCCTAACACAAGAGCCGCACCGGGCGTGGCAACACCCACACGAATCGCCACAAGAAGTTAAAGCCCGGCACGGCCATTTGTTATTTAGCGTGGGCATCTACATAGGCTTGACCCAGCACATACGCTGCGGCTACCAGAGCGATGGGCCATGTGACCTCAACGGCACCGGTTCCGGCTGCTGCTGTGATGGCAGCGGTTACGCCGAGTTTTCGGCTACCTAATTTTTCTTTCAAATCATTCAGAAGTTTCATCGTTTTCGCTTTCCGCACTGGCATCCTCTTGTAGGCTCTCCAGTGCCGTTATTGCGCCGCTTTGACGTTGTATCAGGGCGTTCAGTTCCGTGACTTTTGTTTGCGCCTCCTGGAGCATCTGGAGCGCTTCCTGACGGTTGTTTGTTAGCTCGTCGATTTTGTTTACAACAGCCGATTCGGTCATCTTCCTCTCCTGTGGGTTAGTTGAGTTTCTCTATCGTTTTTTTGCTGTCTTTTTGCTTGCACGAAATGCCTTTGCAGTAGGCGCACCTTTAGTGCCGGGTTTACGCATCTTCTCACCCGACCCACCGGCTATGCGCTTACGTTTGGCATGGATATTCGCGTATAGTCCTCGTTTAGCCATAGATCACCACTTCGTTTTATGCGACCAATAACGAGCCGACATTTTAGATGGTTTAGAGTCTTGAGCATTGTGTCTCGCGTAGTAGGATTTACGCCGTGCTTTTTGCTTTGCTGACGTAGGGTTTTTACCGGCCCCCCTGACACCTTGTTGCCCGAATCGAATGGTTTTGGTTTGACCGCCCGACTTAGCCACTACCACATGCGACTTGGTTTTGTGGTTAGGCGTTCGCTTGGGTTTGTTGTAGGCGCTGACCCCTGCTCTTGCAAGTTTCGGATCTCGTTTTGCTGGCATCAGCGACCGACCTTGCCCATTGCTTTTTTGTGAGCAGCAGTGAATGTTGATCCTGCTCTCATTGATTTCCGCATCTCAGCCATGTGTTTTGCGGTGTGATGTTTGGCATGTCTGCTCAGTGCATTTTGCTGCCGTGTCGTTAATTTTTTTGCTGGCATTAGCGACCTCGTTTTTTGCTCTTTGGCTTGGCTTTGTTTTTAGCTTTAGCAGCAGCTTTTTTACCTTTTGCAGTATATGGATATTTCTGACCTTTTACCATTGGCATGTTAGCCTCCTTTGTTAGATGTGCCTAAATCCAATTTGTCGAGTTGTCGTTCGATGCGTAACGATCCTAATTCGTTGTTTGCCACACTCAGTAACGTGCCACCTATGATGGCTCCAGCCTCGTCTGTCTCATACACGTAAAACGTGGTAGTCGTTATTGCTGTTTTGCTAATTCTTGCCGGTCTTCGATCACCGCCTACCTGTATCCAACATGTCTGATTCTCGTCATATTTACTGCCAAAAAACACCGCGCATCCGGCCAGTATATTCTCTATTGAGTTTTTCAAAAACAAGAGCGCAAACCCAACCACAAACAGCCAAGAATACTGTTCTATAAGCAGACCGATACCGGACTGTTCACTAAATCTTTGTAACGCTTCTGCGGCTTCTTTTTCCATTCTTTTTTGCCATTCGCGCCTTTGGTGAACGCTTGTCTTTAAGACGCTTTCGGTTCAACAATTTTTCTAACCACGACCAAAAGCGGTTCATTTTATTTGCTACCGTTGGTCGCCTTATAGACTTCAGCAAACGTGACCGTCATAAGCCATACAATAACCCCGTAGACCGCCTCATGGTTCCAAAACTCCATCCATTTTTTATCAGCACCGTTTCTCGCAAATGGAAAGCCGATGGTATGCCAGAGTTGATATAGGATGGTTACGCAAATCGTTGCACCGCCGGACCAGGCAGCGGCTTTCTTCGACTCGTCAGCGGCTTTTTGCCGTTTGGATAGTGTAACAATAGATCGCTTGGCGTGTTTGAGTTCGCCCTTCAATTCATCGCGGTCGTTGCGATATTCCTTGGCGACTATGTTTTCACTTGCCACCATTTTACGCAGATGTTCGATCTCTTTTACCGCCTCGACGTACAAACGCCGTTGCCGTTCTGCTGATGGTATTTGCTCAGGTGATGGATACTTGGCCGGACTCATAGCGTTTAGCTACCTAATGTGGGCTTTGTGCCTGATGGAAACTCGGAAGTTTCGGGCCATTGGCGAAGTGCTTGCCTATATAATAGATACGCATCACGCTGTGGATGGTCTGTCAAAGGCACAATAAAATCCGTAGCACCCAACTGTTTGTCACGCCACATCCGTGCGCGGTGCTCTAATTCGCGGTCTGTAGGATCTGGGGGTTCGACTAATTCGTACGATCCACCAGATGCCGTATATGTCTTACAAAAATCTTCGTCGGCTACGATTATATTTGTCGTATTATCTGGATACGTAATTCTGTAGTTTGGCATTATTTTATTGTCCTTTATAAGGTGATCGGAAACAGCATGACCGCTCCGTTTCCACCTGCGCCAGCGTACGCATCCATTGTGGTATCGTTGCTCGCGATTGCTCCTGATCCAGACCCCATGCAACCTTTCGACCCATAGATGTGCGTATAAGACGATTTATTGCCGTTTCCTCCGATAAAAGGACTCGGCATTGCAGAAAACTGAATCGCGCTTGTGGTGAAACCTTGCGGAAATAAGCCTTCACCTAAATGCTGCATTCCGGCCTGATATGTCAGCGGAGCATCATTATAATCGGTGCTGGAGATGTAGGCATTTTGATCGGATTGCAGATAAGTGAACAACTCTGGAAATGGCGTGAGCGAAACAGGTAATGGATACAAATAGTCTGTTGGCTTTGTTGGTTCTCGCGTTACTCCACCCCTGTCGTAATGGCTCAGGTTTCCGCCTACCGGATAACCATTGTCACCCGTGCCTGATTCTTCGGTTGGCGTAAGGCCCGTAGCCCACAGGCCCACGGCACCACCCCCAGTGCAACTCCGAGTCGATGTGGTAGTTCCACCTGATCCACCTGCCCAATTTGCGATATTGCCCGTCGATCCTGCTGCGCCACCTGCCCCACCTGAACCCCCAGCCCCTGAATGTATCGCCCCTGCTGCTCCACCATTTGCGGTCATGTCTGTTATGTCAGAACCAGAAAAACCAGAGTTAGCACCAGCGTTACCTGCCTGATGTGCATCGGACGTGTGACCTGCGCCACCAGCACCCACTGTCACCGTATATGTCACACTACTACTCAGTCGCAGTCTGGAAATTGCTGTGGCACCTGCACCTGCCCCAGTAGCAGAGTAATTCGCGTTTTCCGCTGATATTGCACCACTGCCACCACCTCCAATTACGTAGACTATGCACTCCATGGAAGTGGCTGGACTCCACGTAGTAGATTTCTGCCACAATATATTTGGAAATCCAGTGTCACCAGTTTTGCTGCCTAAAATTGCCATCCTATTTTATCCTTTAAAGTGTTGTCCAACCAATAGTCGAGTCCACATATACACACTGGACTGCTGCATCGGTGAATAAAGTGCCATCTTCTGCCTGTGAGTTTATCTTCTCTGAATTGCGCCCAACGGTTACTGTTGCTGCTCCAACATTTTTAATAGTCACCGTGTCACCTGCTGATGGTGACGATGGCAGGGTAATGGTGAATGCACTGCTTGCATGGTTACCGATTAACTGATCGCCAGACACGGCAGTATAACCGCTTGTTTTGACGCTCCATGCGTTATATAGGCCACCTACTGCTGTGCCGTCTATGGTGAATGTTTTGCCCGATGCAATGTCAATACCGCCATCGTCGATGGTTGCAATTTCAGCTTCATCCACATAAAAGGTCATCTTACCATGATCGCCTGTGCCAGAGGCCGTCTTGGTCGTAAAACGCAACTCTTCTAACGTCTTGTTTGAGCCACCGTTCAAGGCTTGTATAAACAACGCCTCAGTAGCCGAGGTTCCGATAGATAGCGATGTGTCTGCGTTATTATTGTCATCGTAGATCGTGACATCACCGGCGGTAACTCCAAGCGTAGCCGTACCTGCACTTAGCGTCAGGTTATTGTTGCCAGAGGTATCAACCGTAGCTGCAGAGTTGAAACTCAGCGTGTCACCGCCTATGTCTACATCGCCTTCAAAATCCATCGACCATGATGCGGTTGTAGCATGTGGGGTAAGAGTTAGACCAGTTACAAATGACCCGGCTGATGCAATGTCGTTACCGAATGTCAATGTGCCACCGTTAGCTGCGTTGATTTTCCAGTCGTCACCGGCATCCGCACTTGCATCGGCAGACAACACAATCGCTACAGGTGCATCATCTACACTGGCCTGTATCAGCAGGGCATCAGCACCGGCCTCATCATATTCAACTTTAATGTCATCATTGGAGCCAAAGATGATCTCTTTGCCGTCGGCCATCGTTATCGAATTTGCACCGCTGACGTTGTTAGAATCGTCTACGATCAAACCGCTGTTTTGACCGGTCTTGCCACCAGGGCCATCAAAACGAACAACTGCATTATCAGTAGATGAACCAGGCCCACTAAAGTCACCAGAGGCTATAGCACTGCCAGCTACGGTATATGCTTTACCAGACGCAAGATCGATTCCACCATCGTCAATCGTTGCGACCTCTGCTTCGTCAATGTAGAAACTTACTTTACCGTGATCGGCTGTACTGCTTGCCGTCTTTGTGGTAAATCGAAGTTCTTCTAAAGTCTTATTGCTTGTGCCGTTCAAGGCTTGCACAAACAGCGCTTCGGTGGCCGATGTTCCTATCGACAATGACGTATCGGCGTTGTTCGCGTCTTCGTAAATGGTTACGTCAGAAGAGACGGCTAACGTGCTACCTATTGTGGCTTGCCCGGCTATAGCAGTCACCCATGATGTAGTAGTCGCATGTGGTGTAAGCGTTAGACCCGTTACATACGTGCCAGCAGACGCTATATCGTTTCCAAATGTAAGCGCACCGCCATCGGCTACACCGATCTTCCACTCATCACCAGCGTCATCGCCCTGATCCGCTTTTAGCACTATAGCTAATGCAGCACCTTCTACCGCAGCAGCAATCTCCAAAGCATCGTTAGTTGTTTCGTCATATTGTATCGTGATGTCATCGTTGCTGCCCAGAGACAATGCTTTATTGTCTGCCAGTTTTAACGTGCCGGATATGCTTAAATTATTTACCTGATTTGATGCCGATGTATCATCAAGGTCGCGAGAACTGTCAACAACTAACGCTTTCGATGCCGAAACGACTCCGGCGGTAACCCCTAAATTCGTCGCATTCAAACCGCCATTTATAGCTGAACTGGTCAGAAGGTTATCGAACTCGTTGTTGAGTTGCGCCGCAGTTAAAACCGCGCCTGATGAAAATGTATGTACCCTTGATACAGTACCCATGTTAATTTACCTATCTTGACGGAGGCAGTGTTGAGCCTCCACCTGTTGGTGGCGGCGTTGTTGGATTTTCAAATCTTCCGGCTCGACTGAGCGTAGCCAAAATGTTACGTCGCGTTTCTTCTTCTTGCCCTTGCTCAACAGCACGATTCGTAGCCACGCCACCACGCAAAAGACTTTTTAATGTGGTGATCTCTTGACTGCCTACCGACTGTTCTAAGATTTCTCTCATTGTTCGCACTTCGGTAAGCGTCTTAGCACGATCAGCCGGGGTGATTTTGTCTATGGATTTACCCGTGCGCTCCGCAGACAACTTATTCAGCAAAGGCACGTTACCGGCAGAAAGTATTTGTTCTAATCGACCTACGCCTTGAGTAGCGAGATCAACGCCTTTACCCGGCAACGAAGACAACTCTGCTGCACCCGAAGGCGAGTAGAGATAACTTAAAGCCATGCCACCATACTTTGGACTAAACCCTGCTAAAACAAGCGGAGCAGTTAAAACATTAAAAAGGTTATAACTGAGTGCTGCACGACCGATCTGGCTTATTTCTGATTTTACAACCAAACCTTCACCAAATATGGGTCGCATACTAAGGCCAACTATTTTTGGCAGTAAATCCTGACGGCCAGTATCGTCAAGCAATACACGCAGATTTCTCAATGCAATCTCACGATCTGCACCGCCAAATGCGTTCAATACTGCCTTGATAACTGTTTGTGGGTTTTTACTTTGTCGCAAAACGGCAAGCGTTTCCTCACCGCCAAACTTCAGTTGCGGATCTTTCACGCCTAATGTTGCCTCTATGTCATCTAAGCGCGTAACGTAATCTTCATACTCAGCCATAGCTGCTAAATACGGATTAGGCCCGGTTCCACTTACGCCAAGTTGCTGACGTACGTCTTGTGCATCGTATCTTTTAACTATTGCATCATAAACGATACCCCGTAACGTATTCAACTGACTTTGCGCTTGTCCTTCTGACGCTTTTTGCAGTTTAGATATTCTTCTTTTTGCTAAATCCAATTCTGCTATACTGGCATTTTCCGGCAGATTCATCACATATTCAAACGCCTCTTTTACCGCAGCAACCCCCTGACCCATTGCCGGTATATCCGTGCCTCCGAAATTGATGTTGTCCGGTTTAAATCCTTTTTCTTCTGGCGTAGCTGGTCGTTCCTTAAAAACCCTACCACCAACAGCACCGTATCCTATATCATCTTTTACCGTTCCAAACTCAAATACCACACCCTGATTGCGTAAATTTGGATCTTGGATAATGGCTTGCCGTATGGAAGGCATGTTGGTTTTAACTTTGTTCATCTGCAATGCTTGACGGGTATCCAATGTACCCTCACGCATTTTTTCCGACCATTCATTCACCGCTCCGGTAAGTTCAGAAATAATTTCATCGCCTACCGTAACGTAACGACTGCCTGTATCATACTCTCGGTTTGCCGCTTCAAGCATAATCTTACGTTGCGCCTGGTCATCAATGCGACTTATCCTGACAATCTCATCTATTACATCAGAACCAAGACCTGTTGTAAAACCCATGAACTGAGCAACAAGTCCATCTAATAATCCTTTTGTTTTAACGGGGCCAACCTGATCCATTGTGCGTTGACCTACCTGTTCTGTTACAAACTCTTCTGCTTTTTTGTTCAAATCTTTTATCGACTCTAAAGCAGACCTTCCACGCTCTCGTATAGTTTGACCTTTTCTTCCAAATATGTTTGCAAACCGACCATCAAACCCACTCTGTGCAAACTCTTTAAAACCAGTTATTGCCTCTTGAAAGTTTTTAAACGTCTGTTGCGCCTGACTACCTTGATAGGCTTTAGCTATAGGCTTAACAACAACTTCTTTGCCTACTTGTTTAATGCCTCCAAGTGCAGCCTTACCACTAAGCTCTGCTCCTTTTAACATACCTCTACCGATTGCTGTTGTCGGATCAAAAAGCTGAGATGCCTTTTCAACTTTTTCTGCACCTCTAACAAATCTTTCTGCCCCTTCTCTTACTTGATCTGCACCGCGTTTACCTGCCTGTTTAGCAACTTGTGCCGCCGTTCGTTTTGCTATGTTTGCTCCTAATCCAGTGCCACCAAGCAAGGTACTAATTGCTGCCAATGGCCGATTCTGCAACCCCTCTCCGGTAAAATCTAATGTTCCATCTGGACGGCGAGTAAACCCAACGTCAGCAAGCACACCTTCCTTCATTTCTCTTGCGACCTGTTTGCTCTCCGGAAAAATATTTGTTCCGGCCAACCCTTCAACAGCACCAATTCCAGCTTGCACCATTGTCTTTCCGGTTGTATACGGACTACTCAATGCTGTTAAAATATTCTTGCCTTCTTCTACTGCACTTTCCGGAATATTTTGCGCTGTACCTAACGCAGAAAATCCTTCATCCGGTATAAACGGAGCAAATATTGGAACGTCCTCTTCCGTGATCGTAATCTTTTGCGTTGGCGCATATCGCTTATGGTATCTTAGACCCAAAGATCGACTATCCACATCACGATACTTTGTAACGCCTTCGCTTTCTGCGGTTTGTTTTAAATATTCACCCAACTGTGTGTATGTCGGAGCTTCAATCTCCACTTGTGCATCCTGATCTCGCGTAGTTGTGACACGATTTTGTTCAGCCATTATTCATCCTCCAGATTTTCCAACGACTTCACAATAATTGGAGCATTGGTAACCTTTACCCCTGTATCCTGTTCGATCTGCGAAGGTGTGCCAAAAAGCCTATCGTAGTATCTGTCGAAACTTGCGCGTTCTTCTGGCGGTACAGCCTCAGACAGATAAGCGTTTAGTCTGCCACGCGCTTTACCGGCCAAATCTTTATACAGGGCATCACCCAATCGTTTCATTCTTCTCAATTGAGTATTTGAAAGAACGTGTCCAACACCTCTGGCACGTTCAAAAAACGCTGCAACCTCTTGCTGGAAACCTTGCGCTCGTTCCTGTAAGTTGAGGTCGCCTTCTCGTACGGTTGCAGCATCTATCATCTGTTGATAAAAGTTAAAGATGGCAGTACTGTTTGCTGCATTTGGATTTTTATCAAAATCTTCAAAAGCGGCAGTGAGTCCTGTATATATCTTTAAAGTTCCTCGTTCATCAGCCAGGAATCCGCTTATCTCCTTATTGGCTTCTGTCACTATATCTCTAAAGTTTTTATACCGATCACCATACACTGCTTTTAACGCTTCATCGGCTTCGTTTTTCAATTTTTGCACATACGCATCGGCTTTTCTGACATAGGCATCAGTTTTGGTCTTATCCAGATTTAATCTCTCTTTTGACAACTCGTATGCTCTGTTTTTATCCTCAACACTTAGCTTAAAGAATTCGTCCCTACGTGCTTGCGCCCACTGTTCTGCTTGCATATCAGCGTTTTGCCAAATGTTTTTCCAATCCAACGCTTTTTGTGACAACTTAAATTTTGCAAGGTCTAAGTCTTGCCCCTGCTGCGCTAAACCTCTGCGATAATATCTTTCATACTCTCTTGCTTCCGCTTCCGTCATATCCATTGTGGCATCAAATATTGATTTATTAATTTGTTCAGCAGTTAAATTGTTCAAAGCAGCAGTACGGGCAGCCGTCACCGCATCTCTACGTATCTTTCTTGTCAACTCGTCTTGTTTTAACTTTTGCACATCTCTCTGTTTAAGCGCTTCCATGCCGGTTTCACCAGCTACGGCAAGTCCTTGCCCAATACGACCTAACAATCCAATATCAGGCTGTTCTTTGCTTACGCCCGGTGTGACTCTTCCACTTGTTAAAGCACTTATTAAATTCGATCTGCCAGTGGCTTGCCTTACGCGCTCATCTTCTTTACGCTGACCGCGACCCTGACCAATGGCGGCTAATAAACTGCCAATAGAACGTGTTCCGGCCAGTGCCATTTCGGGGTTGTCTCTTACTGCTTTGCCAAGACGAGCCAGCATAGACTGTTGAGGTTGTTCTACCTCTTCTTCATCTGTAAAAGTTGGAACCGCAACTGCTTCTTCATCTCCGCGTTCCACCTTAGTTTCAATTAATTTGTTCTCTATAGTGTTTTCCGGAGTTTCTATATCTACCGGTTCAACTTCCACCTTGTCGATGGAACCAAAAGGCTCTGTTGGAACCTTAGAACCTGGTGGCAATTCATCCGTAACAGGTGACGTAGGCTGACCAGCCGTAGGCGTAGGCCTTATGGACATTTTAGGAAAACGCTCAAACATCCGACCTCCTCCAACAGTTTGAAAATCCATACTGTTTCTTACTGAGGCTGGTATGCTGACATTAGGATTATCACGATAGGAATCTGCTGTAAGACGCTTAGTAATAGGATCTGTTTGGTCTGTTGACTTATCGCCCGTAAGATCAGAGAAACTTTTAGATGATTTAGACCAAGCATCCATTGCTCTGTTATTGTATGCGTTGCGTTCTTCTGGAGTCATTTTAGCCAACTCTTCAGAAGAGAGAGGGGTAAACTGCTCGCCCGTTGAAGGTTCCTCAGTTAAATTCCTTACCAACGAGTCATCAACGGTTGCGGTATCAGCTAAAATATTTGCAAAAACAGGTTCAAATTGCGCTCTGTTTTCCAGCCCACCTTCGCTTTGCGTAACCGCATTCATCAAAGCACCAGTAGGTATGTCAGACATTAGCGTATCTAAATTTACATCTATACCATCTTTTTTAAGTATTGCCGGTATGTTAATTTTGTGGTTAGCAATACCTGTAGAATCACCACTTGTATGCGCTTCTATAAATTGGCCAAGCGTAAACCCCTTATCTTTTTTTACGCCATAGTCGTGAAGTGCCGCTTTAGCACCCGACTTCTTATCTCCAAACTCAACAAAACCGCCTGGCGTATTGCCAACAACCGTAGATTCGCCAAATGCAAATCCCGGGTTATCAGCTGAATAGAATCGTGCAGCCTTGCTTTTTGGAAGGCGTATGCCTGTTGGGTTGTTTGACCTACTTAAAACATTGCTCATACTGCACCTAAAGGTGTTATGCCGAATTTCTGTTCAGCTATTTGTTCAAGCAGTTTGCGCGTCATTGGATCGCTTACTAATGTTTGCCCAATGCCCGGCTGCGATGCCTGTTGTGTTGTTGTAGGCTGGGCTTGCGGATTGAACGCCTGTATCAGCTTGTCTTGTTTGGCCTGTTCTTCTGCTCTTTTACGATCACGTTCAGCCTGTTGATTTGCGTACATACCTTGAGCAAGACTTAACCCTGCCGGTATTGCAAATGGTAAAAATCCTGCCATTTTATTCTCCTTCTTCTCTTCTTCTTCTTGCTTCTGCTGCTGCTCGTCTGGCCGAGTCAAACATGCTGCTTTGACCGGTTTCTTGGTTTAACCCTCTCATTTCTTCATAAATTAATGCGCGTTCATTCGGGTTAATTCCTGCACCACGGTCATTAAGTATTTTTTCAAGTTCTATAAACCTTCTCATATTATCAGGTGACATAAATGGACTTGCTTGAGGCATAGAGCTTAAACCTTGAGCATCTCTAAACCTTTGCGATGCTTCTTCACCTAAAACTTCACTGTCTATGTTTTCTGTTAAACCTTGTAGTAATGGATCTAACCTACGATCATTTAAATCTTGACCAGCCAATATTGCGCCTATCGTATCCATTTCAGCTTGTCTTCCGGCCAATGTCAGTCGCTCGTCTTCGCCTTCTCCTAATCTTCCGGTCATTGCAGCTTCACGTAGTCGAGCTTCTAATGTTGGATCGTCGTCAAACGTACCCGTCAAACCAGCGCGTGTGGCATCACGTCCTAATGCAGCCGTATCCAGTTCACTTTCCAATGCTCTGGCTTGCTGGGTCTGTATTGGATCAACGCCTTCTATTTCTTGATCGAATAGTCCGGTCTGACCGGCTTCAGCTATTCTACGCTGTAAGTCTTGGGTATCTAATCCGCTTCGTGTGGTTTCACCCGTTAGCGTTTGCTGACCATCGATCTCACCAAACAACTGTGATTCTAACTGGCGTTCAGCACGACCTTCCTGACCTTCTATTGCTCCACGTTGCGCTGCTGATCTGCGAATGTCCTCTGCACCGGTGCGTTCCTGTAAGCCGGTTTGACGTTCACCTAATCCTAACTGGCCACGCTGTATATCAGACTGCAATGTCTGCCTACCGTCTACTTCGCCAAAGATGTCTGCTTCTTGGCGTTGTCCGGCCATTGTTTGACCGCCTCTAAACTGACCGGTTTGACCGGCCTCGGTAACTTCTCTTGCCAGTTCTTGCGTAAGCCTGTCCTGATCAAAACGACCTTCTTGCAGACCCATACCACGTTGGCCTAAATCAAAGCCTTGAGCATCACGTAAGTCCTGTTGTCTGCGTTGTGCAGCTTGAGCTTCAAGTGCTAACCGGTTACGCTCATCGCCT